CTGGACATTGGTGTGGGCGAAACACACTACTTCAGTGACGGTAAGTATGGCATCATTATCTTGGCACTTGATTTGGAAGAGTGCGCCGATGATGATGTGTATTTGGCTGGCCTGATTGCACATGAATCGACCCATTGTGTTTGCCGAGTGTTTGAGCATATTGGTGAAATGCCAGAAGAAATTGGCGAAGAGTCCCGCGCCTATTTGACAGAGCATATTGTCAAACAGTTGACCCAAGCCGTTAAAATGGAGAAAGACCTAGATGCTCGAAAAAGAACTAGAAGCAAGGTTAGTAAAGAAGGTGAAGGAGAAGGGGGGCTTGTGCTACAAGTGGATCTCGACGATAAGCGGAGTGCCGGACCGGATAGTATTTCTAAATCAGAAAATACAGTTAGTGGAGCTAAAAACCGAAACTGGCGTTATATCCGAACGACAACGGGTGGTGTTCGAGCAGCTCAAGGCACAGGGCTTCCCCGTAGTGGTGTTGCGAAGTAAGGCTGGCATCGACGCCTTACTGGAACACCTATTATGTTAAAGCGTAGTAACTTACATCCTTATCAGGAGGAAATGGTATGCAAAGCGAAAACAATGCCCCACATGGGGCTATTCATGGAGCCGGGACTGGGCAAGACAACGACAGCACTGACGATTATAGCGGAATCCCCACGGGGATCTACACTGATAGTAGCGCCGAAGAAGGTGGCGGAATCAGTTTGGGCGCAGGAGTGTCAGAAGTGGGAGCACTTGCGGCACATGACAGCGGTGAAAGTGATGGGTACTCCAGCTCAAAGGCTGAACGCCTTGAAGAGCAAATCCGACATATACATCGTCAACTTGGAAAACTTAGTATGGCTCTTGGACTCGAACCAAAGGCAGTTCGACTACTTGATAGTAGACGAGTCAAGCAGAATGAAGGATCCTTCGACGAAGCGTTTCAAAGCGTTAAAAAAGCATTTACGTCAATTTACCCGACGTATAATATTGACTGGAACTCCAACCCCGCAGTCACTCCAAGATATATGGAGTCAAGTTGGCATATTGGACCTTGGATCGAGGTTAGAGTCCTCCATAAGCAAATTCCGATCTAAATACTTGGATCCTGACCAGCGTAATCGGCACACAGGCGTTGTATATAATTGGAAGTTAAAGCCTGGTGCTGATAAGCAAATTCTTGAAAAGGTCAGCGATATCTGTTTTAGTTTAAAAGCAGAAGATTATCTGACCTTGCCAGAACGAACCAACCTTTACCAAAAAGTTATTTTAGACCCACAGACCATTTTACATTATGAAAAGCTCAAAAAAGATATGGTTCTCGATATGTCTGACGGAACCATCACAGCAGTTTCCGCAGCGGCCTTGGCTAACAAGTTACTCCAAGCCACGTCGGGGGCGCTATACGATGAACAAGGTGAATGGCACAGTCTACACGAAAGTAAGCTGGAATATTTGGAGTCTATACTGGAAGAACAAAACGCTCCGACTTTGCTTTTTTACAATTTTAAGTTTAGTCTTGAACGTATCAGGGCTCGATTCCCACACGCTCAAGTTCTATCGGATTCCAACATCGAAGAGTGGCGGCAGGGTAAAATACCCCTATTACTTGCTCATCCAAAGTCCGGCGGCATCGGTATCAATTTACAATGTAACACCGCAGCAATTGCACAGATGGTATGGTTTGATCTGCCCTGGAGCGCCGAGGATTATATTCAAGCCAATGCCCGTATCCATCGGCAAGGTCAAGAAAAACCTGTTATTATCCATCATTTAGTCGCAGAGAATACAATTGACGAAAAGGTGGTGATGGTGCTTGAGGGTAAAATAACAACACAAGACGCAGTGCTGAAAGAATTAAAACTATAATGAAGTACAAAGTAAACTACGCAAACCCTCGGCTGTCAGATGAGGAGATTGACCCCCTGGAAATTGACGATCTGGATAGCCTGTCTTACAAGCTGCATTTGGAGAGCGAAACAGACAACCTGTTTGATGTGATTCAGATCGTGGACAACAAGCTGGAAAAGCACGAAAAGAAAGTGATTGAGGCTTTCTTGTCGGGTAAAAACAACGAGGATATTGGCGTCACAAAAAAGTACTGGCGCTATCATTTTACTAAGGCTATAATGCTGATTAAAGAGGAGTTAAGCAAATGATTTTTGTGATTGAGTACGGCACTGATGAGAACCCCCAATTGATGATTGACATTCAGTTGGACAGCGAGAACGTTGTGTTGAACACAGACGCATACAAGCCCTTGCGGGCGGTGTTCTTTTGTGAGACAATGGAGGAGGCAACCGAAATTGTAAATAACCTGCGAGAAGAATATGCCAGTAATCGGAACTGAAAAAGAAGTTTGCGATGATATTGCCAGACGGCAAGAGTTAGGTATTCGCAAATACAAAACCACAGTGCGTGAAAACCCATTGACTTTGAAGCAATGGCTCCAACATGCCTATGAGGAATGTTTGGACCAAGCAATCTATTTAAAACGTGCTATGGAGGAATTAAAATGAAACACTGGGATTCCTTGACCAAACTAGAATCAAGTATTATTGATTTGAAGGTTCCTAAACACATTATGAGTTTGATGGCCATGAGTGCTGAGGACATTTCTAGGGAAACCAACATTCATATGATTTATCATGTTGAAAAGTTGCTAGAAACATCAATAGAAGAGCTACAAGAAAACTTTCAAAATCTTTTTGATGAGGTGCGTGATGGCGGCTAAAGATCGATTTGATTTGGAGCAGCTAATCTATAAAGCTTGGCAAACAAAAGAGGACGTTGATTTGGTATTGAAACGTCAATTAGACGGGCCAAAACCAATGAGCGAAGATGAATTTGCAAACGTCATGATTGGCATTTCTGCCCTTCATGATATGCGAATGCAGGAGTTATGGGATTGTTTTGAGTTTTTAGTTCATGAAAGGAAAATTGTATGATCGGACAGGAAATTATTAAGTTGGAGTTGACCGTTGACCAGGTCAATGCCATTTTGCAGATTTTGGGTGATGCACCTTTTGTAAAGGCAAACCAGCCTATTGCTTGGATCATTACCCAAGCAAACCCCCAAGTAGCCGCTTTGGAACCGCAGGAGAGTGCTGATGAAGCAACCGAGCAACCTGCTTAATGGCCTGATGAACAAGGGTGGGTATGAAGCCCCGCCAGTTAAATTGGACCCCAAACGGGCTGAATTGGCGGGTGCAATGACCCGAGTGCTTATTAATCAGGCGCTTCGGGAAGTGCAAATTGCCAAAAAGCAGCATGAGTCGGGCCAAAAAGGCGACTAATTTGCATTAGTAGTATTAGGGGAGTTTCCGCTCCCCTAATTTACTCTTGTATAAGAATAACATGACCACACCCAAAAAAGCAGCCACAACATCCAAGTACGATCCCTCAATGTGCGAACGAGTCATTGAAATGGGCAAGACTGGTGCGTCCCAACGCATGATGTGGGCAGACTTGGGTATCTCCCGCTATGCAGCGGAAAGCTTTAAAAAGAAATACCCTGAGTTCGAGCAAGCCCTCGATTTAGCATTGGTCCACTCCCAAGCCTATTGGGAACGTGAAATCTTGGCCAATGTTGGTAATAAAGCATTCAATTCCCGCTTGGCTGAAATTGCCTTGCGCGGTCAATTTGGTGAAACCTATCGTGAAACCCGTGACAACAAACTGGATGTCAAAGCGGAGATCACAGTGGATTTTGCTGGCGCAGTAAAAGACCTGATCAATAATCTTAAAAAAGCTGGCGAATAATATAGTTGTGTTCTAACATTTAATGTGTTAGAATATCCAAACTATGTTATAAGGAGTCAATTTGACCGCCCACGCTACACTATCTGCCTCTTCTTCAAAAAGATGGCTGGCTTGCACACCCAGTGTCAGATTGGAAGCAACGCTTCCCGAGCCTAAACGTAACCCCAACGCATTCGATTTCTCAGCCGAGGGCACAATGGCCCATGAGCTGGCCGAAAACTATTTAAAGCGGCATTACAACCAAATTACTGAGAAAGAATTCCAAGCCGAATACACCAAGATCAAGGAGTCAAAATATTATGGCGAAGAGATGGAAGAATATGTTGGCAACTATGTGGTCTATGTTCGTAGCCAAATTGTGGATGGTGATCGACCCCTATTTGAACAACGTGTGGATTTTTCTGAGTATGTGCCCGACGGTTTCGGGACCGCAGATGTGGTTATCCTGTCACAAAATGAGATACGAGTTATCGATCTTAAATATGGAAAAGGAATCCCAGTTAGCGCAACAGACAACAGCCAGCTACGTCTCTACGCTCTCGGCGCGTATGAGAAGTTTAAGGAAGAATTCCCCAACGTCCGAAACGTCAGCTACACAATCCACCAGCCTCGATTGGACAGTATCTCAACTGATCATACTACGGTGGAAAAGCTACTCGATTGGGCAACGTACTTTGTAAAACCCAAAGCCAAGAAAGCGTGGATTGGCGCTGGTGATTTTGTGCCTGGTGAACACTGCCAGTTTTGCAAGGCCAAGCCACAATGCCGAGCCAGAAGCGACTTTGTTAACGAACTGGCCAAACTGGAGTTTCGTGATCCTCCCCTGTTGACCCAAGATGAATTGGATCTGGTGTTTAGCCGCGCCGACCAGCTCACCACTTGGGCCAATGATGTAAAATCCTACATGCTCAACGAAGCAGTTGAAAATGGTGTGCTACCATTGGGCTACAAGTTGACAACCACAGCAACACATCGTAAAGTGGGCGACCAAGAACTGGCCGCACAAGTGCTGTTGGAAAAAGGATACAAGCCGGAGGAAATTTATGAACCATCGACTCTTAAATCTATTGCAAAGCTTGAGAAGCTTGGCAAAAAAGGCGATATCGTTTCCGTACTCGGTGATCTCATTGTACGTCCTACTGGCAGTCCTAAATTGGTACGTGACACCAGCGTAAAGGAGGATTTCACATGAGCCAGTGGTTGATTGCTGCCGTAGGTGTTGTATACTTAGGCATTGCCATAGATCAGTACATCAAAGGAAATTTAGGAATTGCGATCTCATTTTTGGGTTATAGTATTGGCAACGTAGGCCTTACAATAGCAGCAAAATGATTCAGCAAATGGTTGGTTTCAAGGTGATGGTTCCAGATCTAGCCATTGAGGGGTTGACAAAACACTTCACTGAGCTTAAAGTGGCAGAATCGTGGGAAGATTTGAGGGCCATTCGGGATTCAGCTTTCGAGGTCATTGAGTTCTTAGTTCATGATAAAGAGTTGTTGTCAAATGAGGAGTACCAGTTGGATCTGGTCAGCGCATTGGCAATAAGAAATGCGTTGGCAAACATACAAATGCTGTATGATTGCTAACAAGGGTAGACGAGCTGGCCCCTATTTAAGTCCAGTTCTTTCGTTAAAAAGGTAAATTATGTCTCAATCAGTGAAAATCAAAGTCGTAACCGGTAAGGTTCGTTTTTCTTATGTCAGCGTGTTCCAGCCAACAGCTGGTGTGGACGGCGGTTCTCCCAAGTACCGCTGCTCGATCATTGTGCCCAAGTCTGACAAGGCCACAGTGGACAAGCTGAACAAAGCGTTCAACGACTGCAAAACCCAAAACGCTGCCTTCTTTGGCGGCAAAGTGCCACCAGTTCTGAAAGGTGGTCTGCGTGATGGAGACGTAGAAAAACCAGACGATCCAGCATATGCAAACTGCTACTTCTTCAATGCCAACTCGGCCCAAA